CCTCTGGCCGCGGACCTCGAGCGTAGACTGGGCGCACGATTGCGTGGCGACAAGTTCCACACGTATCCCACTGTAGTAAGTGCAGAGCGCAACTGTTTGTTTGCAACGAGCAAACTTTTGCGGGACTCTGTGGGGGTACGGGTGGTGCATGTCGCGTCTGTAATCGCGGAGCTCGGGATGAAGGCAAGAGTCATTACCATACCTCCTGCGCATGTGTTTGCTCGAGGGGACCTCGTAAGACAGGTCCTCTGGCCAGTGCTCTTGGCGCGGATTCCTCAGATCCTTCCGTATGCTCCGCATACGGAAGAGGGAATCCTCAGGCGCCTTTCTGGCTCTATCCATGGCAGTAAGATCTTCCTTTCGGCGGACCTTACTCGCGCGACGGACGGTTTTGGACATGATGCGATTACCGCTGTCATCGACGGCATCCAAAAGGCTGGTTTCCCAGGTCATTTGGTGTCGGAACTCCGAGAGTCCCTCGGAGTCGGCGTTAACCCGCATTATGTCTCGTACCGCCTCTCGGACATGGATAGCGAGACAGCGCAGGAGATGAGAAGACATTATGAAGTGGTTAAGGTTGACGGGGAACAACGAGTAATCGTTGCAAAGAATAGAGGTTCTCTTATGGGAACTCCTTGTTCGTTCTCTATTCTTTCCCTCCTTAACCACTGGATGAGTGAGTTGCTGGGTCCCAGCAGGATTATCTGCGGAGATGATCTGGCTGCAGTAACTCACAAAGATAATGTCTCTTCCTATTCGCAGAGAGCTTCTGCTATAGGAAGCGAGCTCCATGAGGGGAAGTCTTTCCGTTCTAAAATAGGCTTTGTGTTCTGCGAAGCTTATGCGCTGTTGAACCGCAGCGGAACGGGCGTGGTCTCTTTCAGACCACCCTCCCTCAAGGAGTTCGTCCGTGATGGTAATGGGGTCATGAGTCAGCATTCTGTGGACTCTTCTTCGTTCAATCGCCTTGCACGTTGTGCTCGGACGTTGTACCGCTCGCAGCGGAAGATTGCATCGAAGAAGCAGAGGCCACCAGAGCTCCCTGCCGTGCTCGGCGGACTGGGACATCCCTGTAAGGGACGTCTTCGTGTTCCAGTCTGGTGCAGGCGTGCTCTGATGGAGTTGTATCTCTGCGAGAATGCTGAGCATTCCGGTCCTCATGACCCATCGAAGTTCATTCGGCCTTTGCAAACGCCGGCGGTACCTCTCCAACGAGGTGCCTACCGCCGAACCTGTCAACAGATTGGAGATTGGCTGAGCGCTCAGCGCATCGATGAGCCCCAACCTGGTGACGGGTTTATTACCAATAAGGAGGCTAGTACTTACAGCGCTGTCTGTACTAACTACTCTTATCTGGCTACTGGTAATAGGTTTCGCAAAGTCCGACCACAAGATATCAAGACGGGGAAGCAGAGGTGGCCCAAGCCGTGCGCAAG